CCACCGGTACCAAGAATTATTATCAATGGTGGGCTGCTTTGCTTCAGTCTGCCGAGGCAAAAAAAGAACCGAGCGGAATAACCCGCTCGGTTCTTTTTCTATCCTCTGTGCTATGCGCCGGGTGCAGCTTACATCAATACCCCGCGTAGGTACGCAGGCCTTCAGCTGCACGCGGCGCGTGTTGCTTATTCGTTCTGAGTTTCGTCTGCCTCTATAATTTCAACAGGCGGCTCATGATCTGAATCTATTTTGTCCTTATAGTTCCTGAGACACTTCTTGAGCCATTCAGGGATAGGTGCGCCGAGCTTACCGGCGTTCTCGATGATGCTGCCCAGCTCAGTGATTATGTACCAGAGCAGCACGACCGGCGTGATGAGCGTCCCGAATGTTATGCCGATATCTATGCCGGCACCGTTAATTATAACACTAATTGCTATATCGCAGAGCGCCGCCACAAGAACAGCGACGATCTCGCCCAGCTTGTGCCACAGTCCCGCTCTCGCTACGGCGGACGACCAGTCCCCGGCGCTCTTCGCGGCCCAGGTTCCCGTGGCATAGTCGAGGACTATGCTGGCGACCCAGATTATCACAGCCCAACCTACCCAGCCCCACAATGCTGTGAGGAATGCGATAGCTGCGACGATCCATGCCTTGAACTGCAAGGCTTTTTCAGGTGCATTCATTTTTGTTTCTCCTTCATGTTGTCAAAAATCATGGTTTTTCGTGCATATAGTTATTTGCCGCGCCGGTTCATGTCAGAATTTTCGTCATTTCTGTCCACCTCCTATCAAGCTCTTGTACGTGGCCGCGCCGCAGATGCCGTCAACCTCAAGCCCGTGCTCTGCTTGGTAGGCCATGAGCATGTTGCGCGTCCTGGTTCCGAACTCGCCGTCGATCCACTTAGGATCATAACCGAGATACTTCAGCGCTGCTTGGAGCATCGCAACAACCACGCCGGTCTGACCGTCCTCCAGCATGGGCAGCTCGACAGTGACATAGCGTGTCGGCTTCTTTGCGGCCGGCGCCGTGTCCGGTTCTGCCCCGGTATAGCGCAGTACGCAGTCCCAAGGGTAGTTGTAGTACCCGCGCGTGTATATCTCGCGGCCGGTCTGGTCGCCGGTCTGCCCTCCGGTCGTAGTGCCGTACTCGTTGATGCTCGCCTGCACCAGCTGCCCGTCGCCGATATACAGGGCGGTGTGGTGGACGTGGTTCAAGAGCACGTCGCCGCGCTCAAGTCCTGCGCCGGTGCCGAGGTCGACGCTGCCCGTCACGTCCTCGAAGCCGCAGCGCAGCATATCCCCGCGCATATTGCCGGTGTAAGTGCAGCTGAGGGGCAGTCCCGCTCTCTTGAAGCAGTCTATTACAAGGCTGCTGCAATCGTAGTCAGGCCCCCAGCGGCTTGTCTGGTCATAGCCGTGGCTGTCGTCCGCCGCTATTTCCAGCGCGCGGTCCACGGCATTGTCAATGATTCCCATTAACTTACCTCCGTTACATAGAGTCCTACCAGTGCGGCGAGGTCGTACGCGAGCGGCTGATCGCTGTCGCGGGTGCAGAGATAGACCTTACCGTTCTGACTGTAATACTTGCCGTTGAAAATTTCCATCGGCTGCGTGAACGGGATAGGATCGTCCAGAGTGCCGGTGTGCTCATCGTCAATAGCCTCATAGAGCGAGGCGGTCGTGACGCCGGGTTCCCATTCACGGCTAAAGGTGTGTTCCGAAGCATCAGCGCGAACCTTAAACAGCGTCTCGCCATACAGGAAGCGTCGCCCCGGCCTTGCAGTCGTGCCGATAAGGTCTTTCCACTGCCAATAGATAAGCTTACAGGTGCGTGCTTGCGCGTCCGAGAGTGCGTTCCCCGCGGTGTCCATCGCCGCGCGGAGCTTTTTAGCTCCATTAAGATAACTCATGTTGCTTCCTCCTCATTGGTCACACCAAGTAAATCCAATGCAGCTTTCATGTCCTGCTTTTCCTCATCAGTTCCGCCCTGCTTTATCTCCGCGATTTTGGCAAGGATGACATTTTTCCGCTCTTCTATCGTCATGATGTCACCCCCAGTGCGGCTTCAATCTCAGTAAGCGCCGCCTCATACTGTCTGTTCTGAGTGGAGACGTAAGCCTCTTGTGCCACGTATGCTTCACTTAAATCCTTCCATGGGGCTATCATGTCTGTAAACTCTTCTCCATCCTCACGTGTCCACGTCTCCCCATTGGGAACGAAGCGATAGCTCTCTATCCACTCATCGCATTTGCCGTTGAAAGCATCAGTCTCAACTGCTCTACGTCCGTCAGCTGCGGAGACGTAGCACTTATAATCATTGTCTATGTAGATCGTCATGCTGCACCCTCCTATACCAGCCGAACCTTGTTTATCTTTATCGTAAGATCGAGGCTGCAAAAGACTCCAAAGCCCAGAGAACAATTGCCTGTTATTTTTGAGATATCAACGCTCAAAGCATTATTTCCTGTGTATGTGCCTGCTGCGAGTGCCTTCTTTGCGACAAACATGCTGTCCATATTACCATTGCTGTCCATAATTTCCTTGTTCGTGTGTTTTGAAACCCCGAACGACTTGGCGTATTCGAGATAGCCTTCGATGGTACATTCGCAATACAAGGTTTTATAATTTGTCACGTCGATTTGTTTCTTAGTAAAGATACCGCCATATCCAGCCTGCGAATAAACTATCTGCTTATTTGAGATTGTTGCATTACTGAACGTGGAGGTGCCATCTGGATTGCTACCAAATGTCCACCCTCCTGTTACGGTGGTGTTATCCGTACCATTAAACAGAATCAGCTCATACGTCAGCGTAGCACTCACGTTCTGCCCATTAGTGGTAATAGATACAGTAGTGGACTTTGTCTTTCCACTGCCATCCGTCGCTGTTGCCGTGATGGTATAAGTGCCTGTCGTGCCTACTGTAGCCGTCCAAGACTTGGCAGCAGTTCCGGTGTTGGTATCGCCGGCTACCTGCGTTCCGGAGCTGTTCTTTATGACGCAGGAGCTCTTTGCCGGATACGTGACCTTGATAGTCGCGGAGAAATAGGCCAGCGTCACGCTCTGCACTTGGTCTTTGGCAACGTAGACCTGCTTGGATACGGTTTCCCCTGCGGTGTTCGTCGCGGTCAGCGTATAGGATGCGTCGCCGATGGGGGCGAGGAATATGTATGCCTTGGCACTTGAAGTAGCGTTAATGTCTTTCGCGAACTGCTTTCCGCTGGACGTGCCTGTGATCACAAGGGTACTGTTTGCTGGGTAGCTGACGCGGATAACACCGGCAACATTTGTAATGCCTTTTCCCGACAAAACATGAATCACGATATCACCTCCACATCACCTGTGATGAGCCAGACATCGCCATTGGTGGCATCTGTGCTCATCTTCTGCAATGCGATCATGTTACAGCGCTCAACCAGACCGAGAACTGCGCTCTGGCTCTTTCCTAAAAGTGTACCTTCCCCACGGTGTAAAAGCCTTACCCCGCTGATACTTATTCTTGTTTTGTCGGACGGCCAAAGCTCAGTGAAGGCTACGGCAAAGCCGTTTGATATTGCAGCGCTCAATTCAGCGTTTAGCGTCCATGTTTTTACTGAACCTGTCGACGTCCACCCTGCGTAATATGTATTTCCCGCATCTGAGTTTTCAAGATTCTTCCCAGCAGACGCGCTTATGGCCAAGCCGCACCGTGCGCTCACCGACAAATTTCCATATGTGACAGCACCATTGGCCGAGGACAGCGCCCCCAAATTAGCACGTGCCGCGGCGGCAGTCGTCGCCCCGGTACCGCCCGATGCGACGGGGATGGTAGACACCGCGGACACAACGCCGCTGCCGTTGGCTTTCAGGAACCCGTTCGCGCTGCCAAACAGTGCAGTGCGGATTTTCGCAACGATATTAGACCACAGTGTTTTTCTGCTCGCACTTGATGAAGTGTCATAGAACGGAACAAAGTCCCCGTCGGCTAAATTGGTCTCGGCTTCAAGGTCATTGGTGGCAGGCTGTTTGCCGTCGACGGTAGTTTTAAGGGCAGCGAATTCCTCAGTAGTCGGTGCTCCGACCATGTCCGCCGTGTAGTCACCCGCTGCTGGCAGGACTGAGCCGCTGCGCCCGTTGAACGTTATGACCCCGCCGCCAGCGGCCGCTGCGGCCTGCTGCGCCCAGTACTTTGAATTATTGTTATGGGTCTCATCAGAAGCGGGTACGGCCTGTCCGTTCCTTGTTCCGACCGCCCAAGCTTCGCTGTCCTGTGCGGCCCCTTCGGCGTTTGCCGCGGCCACAGTTGCCGAAGCTGCGGCATCATTTGCGGCCTGCGCATTGGTGGCCGCGAGCCGCTGGCTTGCAGTGGCCGCATCAGCAGAGGCTTTCGCGGCTGCTGCGGATTTGCTGCTATTTTGCGCGGCGGCTGCGCTATTGCTCGCAGACGTGGCGGCTTGTGTTTTGGAAGTTGCTGCCGCCTGCTCTGACGCTTTGGCTGCGGTTTCCGAGTTCGCGGCCTGAGTTGCCGAATTTGCGGCCGCCTGCGCGTATTTGTCGGCATTTTGGATGTTGGGAAGAGCCTTTACGATTTCAGCAAGAGTTTCGGCCAATACGTTGAAATAATCAGAGCTCTCAATTTCGCCGTCGCTTACCGCACTTGCTTCGACAGCGAGTTTCCATGCAAAGCTTGAAAGCTTCTCGGCGCTCTGCGTGTAAAATTCGAGCTCAATATACACGTCCCCGCTCACGGCCAGCGCCTGTGCCGCAAGCTGGATCGCAGCGACATTGCCGCTCATTGTGACCGCCTTGGCCTTGTTTTCGGTCGTGTCATACCAGCCAATGGTTCCGTCAGGCTTCCGGTACCGTACCGCGGCAAGCGCGCCCGCCGGCGGCGTCCACGGCTGTGAGCCCTCAAGCAACGTGGCGGAAATGAAGCGGCTCTGCTGATCAGCCTGCTTTGCATAAACCAGCGTCGCCACATTGGGGCGAAGCAGGTCAACCGTTATCTGTGATGTTACTTTCATCTTTTTTCGCCTCCAGCGTGGGCTGTGACATCTCGACTATGATCTGATCGAGCATCATCATGCAGCCGAGCATTTTGTCGATGTTGCCTCTGCCGCGCACGTCGATTTCTTCGAGTGTCCGGCGGACGGCCTTGATTCTTTCTTCCTGTTTCATGCCGTCACCCTCTCAAGAACGACGTTCGTATAGTTGGGTTTCAGTCCGCGCTGGACCGATACAGCTGATGTGAATCCGTCGTACGTGCGTGTGCGGTCGTCATTCATCTTTATGTCAAGATGCCCGCTCGTGAGGTAGAGAATCGCATCGGTGAATGTGCCTACAAACTCTATGGACAGCTTGTTTTCCTCAATCTGGCCATAAAGTTTGAGTTCAAAAGATTTTCCAGCTGTTTCAACTGTCATAATTCTCCTTTCGGGGGGACTAACCCCACATAACGACATTGTGTGATATTCCGTTGATCGACAACGTCCCAAGATAGCAGTCGTGTCCGTCGACGCCAAGAACGCCGGTAGCGAGTGAATTCACGCTGATGTAATTGCTGCTGATGTTCCCGCCGTTGCACTGCCCGTAAGCAGTAGTGCCGCGAGAAACGTAGCCGCTGAGTGTAGAGTCAGTATTTCCGGGTGCGACCGTGTCATATTCAAGATTACCGCCATCTCCTCCGGATAGCGTATAGTCGTCGACTTGATCGCCCTCAATGTAGCCCGCTCCTGTTTCATCTGCCTCGGTCAGGATGCTCGCCGCGTAGACGCCGCCGGTGAATTTGCCGCTGGTGGCCGTGAGATTGCCGTATTTGTCGACCTTGAATGCCCCTTTGCCGAGCGCTATCCCGTCTATCCCGACATACACGCCGTCATGAGTTGTGTCGTCAAATGATGTCATACCGTTTCGGAGCGAGCTTGCAGAAAGCGTGAAGCCGCCCACGGTGACATTGTCTGAAGACAGCGCGCCCGCTTGTATAAAGTCGGCTACGATCTTGCCGTCCTGCGTGATAGCCGTTCCAAACGGCCCGTTGTAGCCCTTGGAGCTATATCCGAGGCCGCCGAGGTTGAAGCGCCAGACGTTGGTTGCAGTCAGCACGTCGTCTGTGTCCATGATGGAAAAGCCCATGGGTTTCCCATCAGAATTGAACTGAAAGACGAAATTGCCGCCCTTGGTGCCCGTGATGAGCTGCGTTGCGTTGGCTATGGCCTTGCCCGTCTCGGTGCGCAGGTCGATAGCCGTCTGCTCTACTGCCTGTGCATTGCTGTATATTGTGTCGGCAATGTTCGCGCGGATGTCGCCGATGTTTATAGCGGTATATCTGTCGCGCAGCACATCGTATTCCGTCTCTGTGACCTTGGCGGTAGTCTCAATGCCGAGCTTCTCATAAATGACCGTGACGGTGTCGCACAGCTTGATCATTTCGGTCGGTGCCGAGGTCTCAAGCGTCTGCGCAATGTCCTGATAACTCAGCGAGATGGAGACTGTCGGTGTACCTAAGTCATTGTCGTTGATATAGCTCTGCGCCCTGAGAGTAAGCTGCTGCGCGGTCGGTGGGCTGTCGAAGTCTCCCGAAACGTCCAGCATGAGGATGTTGGTAAAATCAAATGTGCCGGGGACAGCTACGATCTTGCCGGGCAGCTGGGTTATCTCTCCGGTCTCGCTGTCGACATAGTACGGATATACCCCGGTGTACATCTTGGCGATATTCTCCTCCTGCCGTAGGTCGATGAGGTTCTTGCCGTAGCGTATTACTACGCCGCGGTTCTGTCCACGGGATGTGAGCAGCTGCGTGAGGAAATGTGTGAAGAAAAATTCTCCGCGATACGTATCGAGTATGCTGCCCTCGGTGCCGCCCAGCAGGGCGCGCATCGAGGTCGGGGCAGTCACTGTCATGTTTGCCGTGGTAACTTTATCGGTGCTGAAGACGAACGGATTTGATACCACCGCATGGCTCTTGAGCTGCTTGAGCGCATCGGCGGCGGTGACAGCCGTAAACGGTGCCACGGGAATGCCGCTCTGATCGTATGAGATGTGGCGCGCCTGAACCTCTATAAGCCCGCTCAAGGGACGGCTTATGTTGTATATGCGGAAAGGTTCTTGCCCGCCGTATGGTGTGACCTGCGCATAGATGAGGCGGCGATTTATGATCTCCTTATAGTGCAGCCCATCGATCGGGTACTGCATTGTCAACTCATATTCGCCGTTGCGCTGTTCTCTGACCTTGCACTCGGCAGCATCATTAAGGATTCCTATACCGTTCGTGTTGAATGTCTGCGCCGTGGATTCAAATAATATCGGCTTCATAGCGTCCACCACCTCGGTACAATGTCAAGCGACGTTACGCCGCCGGCGAAAGATATCCTTGATTCGCCGGGCACCAGCACCGGAAATTCGGCAACTGAGATATCCCCGTTGAGATTTCTGTTGCCGAGATATGCGTTCTGCGTCAGTGAGTCGAGAATCATCCCGCTTGTGATCTTACTGATCGTCACCGTCCGGCTTCCGATAGTGACAGTGCCTTTGCCTGAGCCTTTTACCGTGATTTGTGGCCGCGCCGTGAATCCGTGGATGTTGATCATCTTCCCGCTCGCAGTGAAATGCACCGGGTTCTGACCGTTAATGAGGAAGCGGCACGGCTGACAGTTGAACTCGATCGTGGCTCTGCCGAAGTTGTTGAATATATTTTCGAAATTTACCGGCCCTTGGAAGTAGGCATACCGGAAGCAATTGACATCATAGCTGTCGATGAGTTTGCAGTAGCCCTCTGGAGCCATCAGCCACGCCGCGATCCGGCGGGCGAGCGCAGGGAGCCCGCCGTGGAACTCCCCGCTCACGTAGATGTCATAGGGCTGCGTATAATTCTCGAAGCTGTCTTCGGCGCGCACGATGTCGCCGTTGCGTCCGGGGATGGATATGCTTTCAAGCTTACGTGCCGGGTATATTCGCTCGGGGTAATGCTCTACAATGACGTGAAGATCGTCGGAGCTTTTGCCATTCCAGAAAATCACGCAAACACGCTCGCTTTCCTGCTGTAAGCATTCTCTATCTTGTACATGATCGCCTCCGCGAGCTCGTTAACGTCCTGCCCCGGTGCGCCGTTGACGACGATGTTTACTCCGCCGTAGTTGGTCGTCTGAGTCGCTCCCGCTCCGGTTGTACCCTCGATCTGCATCCGCATACCGGAAGTTGCCGCCATGAGCGCATCCTCTACGCGGTAGGCATTCGCATCGATGCCGCGTGCAAGGCCGGTCATCATATCGGGCATCCATTTTTCATAATTGCGCAGCGGACCCACGTCCGGGCGCGAGAAGTGGAGAAAACTCGATATAGTATTTGCGACGTTTGCCACGGTGTTTTTGAGGTTGTTCCACATATCAAGGATACCGTTGATGAACCCCTGAATGAGGTCACGCCCCCAGCCAATGGCCGCCTGTGGGAGCTCTCTGAATTTCTGCTGGATTGCGAACGCTATTTGAACTACGCCGTCGATGATGTTCGGTATCTGGCCGAGCAGTCCTTGCAGCAGTCCGGACATCAGCCTCACCGCCGCATTTTGCATATCCGGTATCTTTTCGATGAGCTTTGAGACCATCGCAATTGCGGTACGAACTATCGCGTCAAGCAGCTGCGGTGCCGCATCTGCAATGCCCTCAACGAGCGCAGTGATAAAGTCGACCCCGGCGCTCATCAGCTCCGGCAGTATCGTCAGAACCGTGTCGATTATCATAGGCATCGCATCAGACAGCGCGCCAAGCAAGACCGGTAGAGCGGCAACTATCCCGTTCACAAGTGCCTCAATGCCGTCGGTAAGAGCCGGGAGTATCGTCTGTAGCGCAGGCTCGACATACGGAACAAGGGCATTTATGAGCTGCGTAAAGCCCTCAGTCAGCCGCGGCAGTATTTCCATGATTCGGGGAATGAGGTTATCCGCAAATGTGACAATGCTGTCCGTCAGATTCTTAGTGAGCTGTGACAGGTCCGATTTTTCATCCGCAAATCCCGTCAGCATATTCTGCCAAGCAGATTTCATTGCATTTGCGCTGCCTTGTATGGTAGTGGATGCTTCTTTTGATGTGGTTCCGGTTATGCCCAGCTCTGTCTGTACAACGTGGATCGCTTCAATCATCTTGTCGAACGACACTTCGTTGACAGTCTTCGCCGTGACGTCAATTTGGTCTCCAAGCACGCCGCTGTCGTTTATGAGCCTTGCCATCTCGGCAGCAGTGCCGCCATAGCCAAGCTTGAGGTTGTCCAGCATGGTATAATTCTGCTTTGCAAAGCCCTGATAGGCGTTCTGTATGCTGCTGATGTCAGTGCCCATCTTATTAGCGTTGTCCGACATATCGGTTATTGCAAGGTTCGCAAGCTTCGCCGCCTGTTCAGTATCTCCGCCGAGTCCCTGAAGCAGCGACGCCGAGAAGCTTGTCACCGTCTCCATGTACTCATTGGCGGAGAGTCCCGCCGTTTTGAACGCATTGTTAGCATAGTTCTCGACTGTCTTTGCGCTGTCTCCAAACAGGGTTTCAACGCCGCCGACAAGCTGCTCATAATCCGAATAGCTGTTGACGGCATCTTTCGTGAGCTGGATGAAAGCAGCCCCGGCTTCCTTTATGTAGCCGCCCATTTTCCGTAGACCTGACATGATAACGTCTGAGAGCACATTTGCTTTCAGAACATCCCCGAAGCTCGCCGCTCCTTTGCCTGCTTTTGCGAAGTCATCGCTGGTTTCGTCGAGGCCGTTATTGACGTCCGCAAGCTCCTGCTCCATGCCGTTGAGCGCGGTGGTGGCGTTGAGCACAGCTTCCCTCCACTTGAGGGTTCGTGCGTCATTCTCGCCGTACTTCGCCGCAGATTTCTGCATCATGTCCGTCAGGGTTCTGATGCGCTCTTTCTGCGTGGTGATCTGCTCGGACAGAATTTTAGATTTTGCCGCCGCCTTTTCCTCGGCGCTTGTGGTGCTGTTGAAGCTTGAGACCGTTGCGCGCATTTGCGCGTCAAGGGTCTTGGCCTGCTGGATGATCTGATTTATTGATTTTCTATACTCGGCCTCGCCTTCGACGCCGATTTTGGGGCCTATGTTTGTTGCCATGGTGTTGTCACCTCAGTTGTAAGGCTTCTTCTATGCTCCAGCTCTTTTTTTTCTTTGCCGGAGTCGCGCCGTTGTATATGGCGAAACAGGAGATCATGTCACACATTTCGCCGTAGCGTGTGTTAATGATCTCCTGCCTGCTCATATTCAGCATCCGGCCATAGAAGAGATACCAAGCCAGATTGATTTCTACTCTGTTTCGGGTCGGCTGACCTCGTTTTTTTTTGAAGGCTCGACCTCGACCGTGGTCTTGCGCCCGGCCTCAAAGGCTGCCATTGCCTCAGACATCAGCGCCGTGAACTGCTCGGCGCTCAGCGCCATGACCTGTGCCATGGTCAGGGGCTCGGGCTTGTAGGTCTCATCTTCAAAGCTGCGCTGCATCTCATAGGCCTTGTTGAGCTCAATGATGAGCTTTGCGCCGTTGCGCGTCACTCTGCCGTATTTGCCGCTGAGAAACTTCTCGATCTTGGTCAAGTCGCCGTCAGGGCACATCTCCGCGATCTCTACGGACGCACCGACGGTGAAACTAAAACCGCGTTCTTTGCCGAATATGATCATAACAGCCTCCTATCAGCCGCCCGGCTCCGTGTAGTTGAGCATGGCCTTGATGCAGGCCTCGGCGGCGTCTTCGCTCTCCTGATCGTCCGCCACGCGCTTCCAGCGGTGCTTTGTGCTGTCGTCGCGGTAGATGGACATTTCAAGTTCCTTGGTCTGCCAGTCAATTTCCTCTTCCTGCGTGGAATAGTCTTCCGAAGATGCAGTGGTGCGGAGCTTGGTAAGCACGACCGGGCTGTAAGATGTGACGCCATCGGACATATACCGGACTATAAAGCCGAGCCCGATGTAGGGGATCTTCATGTCGTCGTCATAGTCTGTGACGTTGACCTGCGTGCTGCCGTCGATTGTGATCTTGCTCTTGGTCTCAGGCAGACCCATTATCAAATCCTCTGCCTTGCGGAACAGGCCGTCGACCGTCAGGGTGGTAGTGCCGCCGGTGAGAACGCCCTCCTGGCTCTCGGCCGCCATGTTGTCGGCATAAAATGTATTGTCTGCCGCGGTTTCCGGGTCGATCTTAACCTCTACACCGCGGGCAAGCTGCATAGCGCCTGAATATGTGACGGTGCCGCCGTTTGCGCTGTACTTGGCTACCCAGGGGCGTGAGAAGCCGGTACAGACTTTTCCTGCTGCTGACATATGATTCGCCTCATTTCATTTTGTTTTTTATGTCGTCGTCAAGTGATTTCGCCATGGCCGCCTCAGCTGCCTTTTTGGCCTTGCGCGTCGCGCGCCCGACAAAATCATTTTTCTGCATGAATGACGTCCCGCTCACGACAGCACGGGCTATCATTGCATTGGGCTGACCGTGCGGCCAGCGCTTTGTTTTTACTCCGTTGTAGCCGTCAAATCCGGCCTTGGTGCTGATATAATCCTCGGTGTTCTCGATCGGGGCGAGACCGAACCCGTCAATCAAGCCCTTTTTCTGCGGCTCGCTTATGTACTGTAAAGATGAATCCGACGGGTTTCGTGAGTTGTACCGATGCATCGCCTCTTCATTGGTGATGGTCGGCAAACCCTCCAGCTCCGCTTTTATGGCATCTGCGACCACAGCCGCGCCTTTATAGACGGCACGCTTTATTATTTCCTCATCGCCCTCAAGCGCGCTGAGCTTCGTGAGGTATTCGCCGATGCCGGTAAACTTCATCGTTGCCATTAGCGCATACTCCATGTCCATTCATGGTGGATGAGTTCGGTTTCATCTTCGTACTGTACGCTGTTCAGCTCCCAGATGAGTCCTAACCCGCTCAGGGTGCTTTCTATGGCATCCGGTACCGGGTCATATTCCTGCTTGCTGAAATAGTCCACAGTGCCCGTGAGCGCGTGCTCAACCGTCTTGTTGTCGGCGGTAAAGCCGTTCCCGCTCTCTTCTGCCCATATGCAGAATGGGGGCTGGAGGTTTGGGCGGAAATAGTGATATGTGTTCGGTACTGCCGCTGCGAGGGCGGTGCCGATACCTTCAAGGCGTTCCCGGTAAGACATCATAGAATTCCTCCAACGCGCTTAAGGTCAGGTCTGTGACCTCCAAGCCGTCGCTATCAAGCAGATGCTGCACGTTATCTATCCGGTACTGTGAATCATCCTCGAGGACGGCGTACATGCCGATCTTGACACCTCTGTCCTGCCATATGCGTACCAGCATATCTATCTGCTGATTCACGCCCATGGCCGCGTACTGTCTGTTATAGCCCACGGTCCGCTCACCGTAGTAATGAGTCGACTGCTGTGCAAGCTGCATGGCCGGCATTTGCCCGGCTGCCGCTGTGTTCTTGAGCTTGCACACGGTCAGGATGCCACTGTCAAGCGTCATGTCGTGCCTCCAAGCTTCTCCGCAAACAGGCGGTTATTAAGGGCATATCGGAGCATTCGCGGCATGACCGGGTTGTCCTCGGCGCGCTTGCGGAACAGATACGCCGCATACATCACGATCAGGTTGCAGTCATCGAGGTTGTCCGCAGAGAGGGTTTTGATGCCCTCCCTGCGAATTTCATGCGCCGCAACTTCAAGGAGCTGCTGAAGATACGGCTCCTGCGCTGCTGCGGTCTTGTTGAGGTTATACTTCAGCATCGTGAGCAGTTCGTCGTTTGTCATAAGCAGCTCCTTTCAGATTAGGTCTTGGTGATCGCGACGGTGTACACCTTGGTCGCGTTGCCATTGGTCACGGTCACGGTGAGGGTGCTCGCCCCGGCGGTCGGGGTAATGTTGCCGCCGTTGGCTACATTCTTTCCGCCGTAGCTGATCGCTACCTTTGCGTCGATCTGTGCTGCTGCCGCGTTGACTGCGAGGGATGCCGCCGTGGTAGAGAGCGTGTAGCTCTGAGTGGCCGCATCAAAGGTCGGACTGAGGGAGCCGGTGCCGACGCTGAGGGAATCAAGGTCGGCGTCGTTCCCCGTGTCAGCCGCGAACGTCATTGCGGTGGTAACTTCGCTGCCGTTGATGTTGATCGCGACGAACGCGCCAGGAACGACCGGCGTACCGTCCGCGCGTGCCTTGCCCTTGAACACGGTGTTGTCCTGGAGGAACTGCACTTCGCGGCTCTCCTCGATCGTCATTCTCGCGCGGTCTGCGTAAAGGTACAGGTCGCCGTAACCGCCGATGATATCGCCGTCCGGGATAAACTCCAGAATGTCGATATCGCCGGTCACTATCGGCAGGATGCCGTAAACATTGGCTACAACATCACCGGATGCGGTGAAAGTGATTGCCTTGGACTTGAGAAGAGCGTAGGTCTTGCTGTTCATCGCCCAGAACTGATTACCGCGGCTGTAACGGGTGAACGTCGCGCCTGCCGCGATCTGGAGGGCTGCCCAGAACTCAGCGCCGGTCTTGCTTGCGTCGATCTTGAGGATGTTGCTGGTGTGGAGGTCGACCCATGCAGGGGCGGCAGCCGGGTAGCCGGCAGGCTTGCTCTGCTGCGCAAGGCGGGTCACGATGCCGAGAGGCATACTGTTAGCCGCGCCCTTGCCGTAGAGGATTGCCTTATCGATTGCAAGGCCGATGCTTTCGGAAAGCATCTCGACGATCCAGCTTGCGAGGTTGATGTCATTGTCCTCCAGCAGGCTGTTGCAGGCAGGTACGAAGCCCGCGACCTTGTAGCCGTCAAGCGTGGTCTGGTTGAATACCAGAGTCAGCTCATTGATAGCCGCGCACATCTCCGTCCAGACAGCCTCCGGAACCGTGCCCGCGATGGTCTGACGGGTAGTGCCCGTAACAGAGCGCACGCGGACGCGGTTGAGGAGCTTGCTGTATCTGTACATATTCTCGGCGATGAGGTCGAGGAACACGACAGGAATAGTCAGCTCTCCGCCGCTGACGCCGCGCTTCTCGCCCTTGAGGCTGCGCAGCTGTGCGAGGAAGTTTTTACTATCCTCCTGCCCGATAATTGCGTCGCGCTCCTGGCGAGGCAGCGCGTCCATTACTCTCTGGCCAAAGGGCAGAGAACGGATGTTGATGGTGGTAGTCATGTGATTGCTCCTTTCGGTATTTGCCCCGGTCGAGGGGTTGTTGATGGGCGGCGTGCCGCGCTGCTCCTCTTCGGTGAGCTGCTGCTCAAGCGCCGCGATTTCGCCGCTGAGGCGATTTTCGGTCTCCTCGTGCTCTTTCCACTCGGTTTCAAGCTGATCCATGCCCTCATTGAGAGCGTCAATCTCCTCCTCAGTGGTGGCCTCACCGATTGCCTCGGTGATGTCGGATTTGCGAGTTTCAAACTCTTTTGCTTTCTCTCTGTGCTGGGCAAGCTCGGCCTTTTTCAGCTCGATGCGCTTGCGCAGCATAATTGCTTTAATTGCCATAATTGACTCCTTTCAGTCTTTCGAGTGCGAGCCTGCGCTTCTCTTCAACTCTGCGTTTGACAACGGTCGCAAGCTCGGCCTTTCTGGCCTCGACACTTGTATCTTCATAGGCCGGAAATGTTACTACGGATACCTCATAGAGGCGCACGCGCTTGATGCGGAACACTGACGGCTGTCCCTCGGTGTGCTCGATCTCCTGGTCAAGGATATCGAACCCGAAAGAGCACTGATTTACATCTTTGCGCTTGACCCGCTCATAGAGGTTCATAGCATCCTGATCCGCCCGGTTTATCCGGATGCTGCCCCAAAGCCCGATTTCATCTTCGCGGAGCGTGAGTGTGCCCGCCGGTACTCTGCCGAGGACAAGCGTCGTGTCGTGATTGCACAGAGCTCGGACATCTTCCTGTGTCTGATCCGTGAACGCGCCGCGGTCGACCGTTTCGTATGCCTCTTCCCAGAGCCAGTATTTGGCTCCGAATACTGCGAAATAGCCCTCTATGTACAGTTCCTCGCCCTCCGCACGTGCGGAGAACTCAGCAGCTGAGGGCTGCATGAAGCGCGTACAGAATTTGGGTTTATTCTCCATTTGTTTCACCTCCCTGGATAAGCTTTTTTTGATCGGCTATCATGCTCTGAGGGATGAAGTTCTCAAGGATCGTGAGAATATCCAGCCCCTCAAGCGGCGTCAAGCCGAGCCAGTCCCTGACCTCGTTGCCGGTCATTATTCCGCGGATATACTGATCGTCAGCCACGGCCGCAAGATCTTTGAGGTCGTAGTTATACAGGCTGCGAGGATTGAACCGGAAATACATATCCGGGCTGTAAAGCAGCCCTTTAGTCAGTACCTGTTGGATATTCTGAGACAGCGGCATGATCCGGCTGTTTATAAAGGCGTTCCAGGCATCACGCTTAAACTCGCCCTCGCCGAGGACGAACGGCGGGACGCCCAATATTGACGCCACTGTGCGCTTGTCCAGCTTCACGAAGTCTGCGAGAGCCAGATCGGACAGTGTGAGCGGCTTCACCTGCTCCACTTCAAACTGACTTGCCGGTATCAGCCACGGTTCACCGGCCTCGCCGCTGGCTGCGTATGAGTTGAGCAGTTTCGCACGTCCTTCTGGCGACGAAAATTCATCAACAAGGCTGTCTACCTTGACGATAATCGAGGGTTTCCATTTCGAAGACATGAATCCCTTTTCGGTCGCTGCTGCCTGCTTGAGGTTATTTGCTACGTCGCTGAGCTGAATCTGATAGCCAACGCCGAGCCACGGGTAATATTCGCTGGGATTCAGCGCGAAGTGCAGCACATTATCAGGCTCATACTCTCGCCCGGCAATTACCACGCGATAGTCAAAATCGCCGTAGGGAACGAAAGAGGTGAATGCCGGCGGTATCGGTAGCAGGTCGTCGAGATAGCCCGCTCTGGTGCGCGGCCATGCGACGGCATTGCCGCTGTAATACATCGTCCTTACTATCCAGCGGATGAAGTTGGAGCGCGTCATGTTCTTGTTGGGGTTGATGTCAACCTTACGGCTCAACGCGTTGGTAACGCGTATATCGCCCCGCTCCGTGTTCTGCATCAGGTGAATGGTCTGTGAGCCCACAAGCTGTGCGATGGTGTCAACAGCTGCGCTTATTTCCGGGCTGTCGCTCAGCTTGATGTAGCCGCGGCAAGCAAGATCGTCGAATTTCGATGCGTCGCAGAAAAACGCCGCGCTGCCGGCGCTTCGTGCCTGCATGGGCTCGGCTCGCGGTGCCTGTTTTGTTCGTGTTCTTTTTTTGCTCATTGTTTATCTCCCCACCAGTTACTTGCGTCCGCGGACTTTTCGAGGCTTTCGAGATATCTGATCTCTGCGAATACTGATGCGTCGAAAAGGTCAATCCTCAGCTCGGGCATGATTTTTTCATAGGCGATCATGTCGTCAGTCTTTTCAATGGCTGACACATTCTCGACGCAGTATTCATAAGCTTCTGAGTGCATATAGTACAGCGTGCCATTCTTGACGCTGTGCTCGATGTACCTGAAGCCCTCGGACTTCTTGTAGAAATATTGCGGTTGATCAAAGACGCGGAAGCCGGCTTTCTTCATTCCGATAAAGTACTCCCTGCAGAACTTGCGGTCGTGACCGACAGCAGCGATTTTGAACCCGCTCTTGCGCATCTCGACAAACCAGTTGATTATGTCTGCATGGTTGACCGTCGGACCGTTGCACATGGTCAACCATCCGTCATCCTGCCATCCGAACAGAGGAATGTTATCTTCGTCCGCCTTTCTGTGGGCGACAGCCACCGGAAAAAAGGCGTGCGTGATGATGATATCCACGCCCTTGTAGTTGCCGACAAGGGCGGCGGCAGTGAGGTCATGCAGCTTTGAGAGGTCAGCGCCGCCGTACCATTTGATCGGCAGCCGCCGTAGCTGGTCGAGCGTCCAGTCATACTTTTTATCGGACCGGCGGAACTCATCAATGTTGAAATACGCCTTAATGGAATTTGTGTAGACGTTCAGGCTTTTTGCAAAGAAATCTTTGCGCTGCTGTGAGTCGTTCTGCGCCTGAATGCTGTCGTTGAGAATCTCCTCAGGGCGTATGCTGATGCCATAGGCCGGATTTGCCATCTCATGGACTGTCGGGTTTGTGAAATCCACCTCGCCCGTCTCCGGGTCTTTTGGAGCACAGCACATGAAAATGAACAGTTGTTCGTCACTGATTATCCCCTCAAGCACCTTGCGGCAGTATTTCAGCCTTTGTCCAAGGAACATCTGCTCGTTATCCCCTGCCGTGCTGATGCCGATCAGAAGCTTGTTAGAATAGGCCTTCATGGCTTCCTTGAAGAGGTTGTACTGCTTCGGCTTTTTATAGGCGTGCAGCTCATCGCAGATTGCAAGGTTGCAGTTCAACGAGTCCTGCGCGTCAGGGTTTGCCGCGAGGGATTGAATGAAAAATGAGCCGTCCCCGCCGGGTAGCTCCGCCCTTAAGGAATGCTCATTGTTGTTGTTGATAATTTTTACCGCCCCGCCGCTCGCGGCGTCCTCGCCCATGTGCTTGATGTTGTATTCCAGAAATTCAAAGCTTTCCAAGCTCTGTTTCAGCGCCGCGCCGACGATGTAGCACTTGCTCCCGCTCTTGCGGTAATATAGCGACAGGGCAAATGCCAGGCTTGCCGCAAAGGTGGTCTTGATGTTTTTTCGCGGGATAAAGATCAGGGCTTCGTGATACCTCGCCACATCCGACCCTGTCAGCTTGAACCCAACTACGTTGTAGATGATGAACTTGTGGAACGGTTCCAGTAGGAACGGTGTTCCTCTAAGCGGTGTGCCGTCAAGCTTCTCGCCCTGCTTGTGGACTATCGTCTTTTCAATGATCTGAATGCAGAACTCAGGGCCTTTAGGGTCAAGGTAATATCTTGGGTCGTCGAGGTCTCGGAAGAAACGCTCAACCGCTTGCTTGAGCTCAGGGCAGGCGCATTTCCGGCCGCTGCGTATGCTCTCGGCATACTCAAGGACCACATCCCAATTCCGCCCGGTGATTGCTCTCATTTTATCTCGCTCAGCGCTTTGGCCAGCGGACTGAGCTTCTCCTTTTTGGGGGCATCGTTTGTCAACCGCTTTTGTGCGGCAGGGGTTAGGCCAAGCTCGGCCAGAAATTCGCGGGCTTTGGATTTGAGGTCAAGGACGATTGTCAATTCCGGGTTCTTTGCTTTGTTAGTGCTCCCGCTCTTGTTCGTGTGCTCTATCACGGCGACAGATCCGCTTTTCTTGTATGCGGTGCGTGCCCGATCGAGCTCATAGAGCGTATCGGCGGCAAGGTTTATCGTGATGTCAAACCCGGTTGAATCTATGTCGAGCTGCCGCATATCGTTCAATATGGCTTCCCGCCATTTTTTCCGTGTCATTCGCGTTTACCCCCTTTCTGTAAAAATCCTTAGAGTTGGAGAAAGCTACCCCCGCCATTAAGCGCGCGCGATACGCGGGCGTGCGTACCGGGGCGGGGTATCAATATTTTCCTCTATCGGAATTGGAGCGATTTTTGGCTTTTTCAGGATGCTGCTTGTTGTGGCATTTTTTGCAGAGGCTTATGAGATTGCTCTCTGTGTAAAAAAGCTCAGGCGCCGTGTCGGCATGCCTGATGTGATGTACCTCGGTGGCCTCAGTGAGGCGTCCGTAGCGTCTGCACTCTCGGCACATATACATATCACGCCTCAGGATTTTTTCTCTGGTTCTTTTCCATCGTGCGGTTTTGTACTCGTTCGTTATGTCCATTGTACCGGTCGGCATTCAACGCCATGTCATCTATGAAGCGCTGGCCGCATCGGCGGCAAAGGATACCGGCAGCCATGCGCGACAGATATTGTTCATCGTGTCTGCATTTCATAATTTTAATCCCGCGGGAGACAGAATCGCGCCATGGGCGAGATGGAACCCATGAGCTGTCTGACGGCGGTTCTTTCATCTTCCGCCACTTTCTGAGCATATACATCATACCGCTTATTCACGGCTTTTTTGGCTAAACATTCAGGCCATATTTTTTTGCTGTGAGCTTGATAAAATCATTGTGCCAGTTCTTGGCCGTTCCGTATGACACGTTCAAGGCGAGCGCCGCGCCCTGTAAGGTGTGCGTCTGTTCGAAGAAAACCATGCTGATAAGTTTCGTGCGCTCCGCAGCCGTCGCACAGTTTCGGCGCGTTGTCAGGAGCGCCGCCTCCACTGCTCGATATTCGCGCATGTCCTCGGGTGGAAGTTCTCGGAGCGCGACAGACTCCGCAGCGCGCTGCGTATCGCTACCGCCCCCGGTTGATGCCCCGTACCTCGCCGTGATCGTTTGCGCTCGGAGTGCCTTAAGTTCACTGCAATGCGCCGGATATGCCCGGATGATGGATTTCACGAACCCCCACCACTTGTACCGCGTTTTACTCATATACCCCCGCCCTCCTGTCAAAGCTTGTCCAGCGCAGCGAGGTCGAGGAAGGTCTGTCGCGTGAAGCCGTAGTCCTTCGGTGCCGGCGCTGGTTCTTCCTGCCGTCTGATCTCCTCGCGGGTCTTCGGCGGGGCGTTCAGCTCCGCGCGCAGCCGCGCCCGCTCTTCCGGTGAACGCTTGTCTTTCACTCTGTCGTACTCGATTTCTGTCAGCTCTCCGCGGAAACCACAGATGCCGCACGCGCCCCGGCCCCCGCGCTGGCGGATGGGTGGAATGTCGTGCAGGGTGAACAGCGTGTTTAGCTTCAGGTAGCACGTCGCGCACAGGTGATCGTAAACCATGTTGCTTTTCTTCATGTTTCGCTCCTTTCAGCGGCGGGCTCTCCGTCGCTGCTGCTTATGTCTGCTGCTTTCTTCCCCGGCAGGACGTAACGGATGTACTGAGGTGCGCCGCGCTTATACTCTGCGCGCTGAATAAGCTTGCAGTTGCGAGGCACTCTGATCTCGGCGTCGCTCACGGCTATGCGATCCTTCGGCTGCGGGCGGATAAGATTGCGAGACGATACGAACTTCTTTGCGTTGAGCGTCCCGCGCACCTGAGCTATCAGGTACTCGGCTATCGGCATATAATCCTCCTGCTTGCTCAGCGGCTTGCAGTACGTGCCGCCGTGTCCCCACTTCACGCGGATGACGTGCTCGCATGAGGCCGGGACTATCAGGTGATGATGAACGCGCACGGTCTCCTTTGTGTCGCCGTCCATGTCGGATGTGATCGCTACGTACTTTAGCTCATCGGCGCGGCATTCCTTTTCGAGAGCACGCTTCACCCTGCGGAGATAGTTCGCCATCTCCTGGGCAGCAGCTTCACGGATGCAGCGCAGCTGATCCTCTTCGGGCAGACTGTCATAATCCGGGGCGGCTTTCCGGGCGGAGCGTTCGAGCTTCTTGTATGATGCATTTGAGTAGTCGAGACCAAGGAGGATATCTCCGTGTGTGAAGTTTGCATTGATGAGCCGGGCGAGACGCTTCTTTGTGGAGTATTCATTCTGCTCCTGCTTCTTGATGCTGGACTCTTCCTTGCGTCTGTTGCGCCGGATGCGATCACCGAGAACGAAATACTTCGTCTTCTCGCCGACCTGCCCGGCTTCGTATGTTCTGACTACCCAGTATCCGTCCTTCATGGTGCTCTCCTCTTCTGTCTATTAAAGAATGGCGGATTACTTAGGCTTCTACCAAGCTCGCAAACGCGCGTGCGCGCGCGTTTGCTTTTTCAATATCCTCCGCCTCAAAACTGTGCGGTTTTATAGTGATTGTGCTGTTATTCCCCGTGGAACTTTGTGCATTCTGTCCCTTGATTTTGTACGTACATCGTCGTACAATAATGGCACATCAGAAATATGTGCAGCCCGCCACGGGCAGAAAGGAAATTTCAATGAATAGATATTCTTACTCCGAGCTTCTTGAAGCCGTCAAAGCAAACGAGACCCCCGACAATGTGGACGCACTCGGTGCGTGGTTCGAGCAGTACGGCGACCGGTACTGGAACGGCGAGTTCTTCGATGCCGACGGCTTGCGCCTCTTCCCGGTTTATGTAGAAGTCGACGAAGATCAGTTCGAGATCACGGGATATGAGGTGAGATAATGGCAAAAACAGAACGCCTTGAAATTCGGCTCACTCCCGAGCTCAAAGAGCAGCTTCAAGCCGCAGCCGAAGCTGAGAACCGCACGATCACGAACTATGTCGAAAACCTTATAAAGCTGGCTTTGGAGAAGGAGGCTTGACGCCCTCCTTCTTTTTTGTCGTTCGTTCAAAGTGGGCTCTAAGGTGCTGCCGGCTCACAGCAGCACCTTACAATCTACTTTGTGCTTACGTGGAGGGCGGGCGCGTTATGCTCCCGCTCATCCGTCATTGCTTGCTCTCCTGTTCCATGCTTCGGTTGCTTCGGCATCCTTTCTCGGTCTGAGTTTCCAGCAAAAGAAACCACGTTCTTTAGTCATATAAAGTTCGTACTTTTTCAGCGTCTCGTAGGCTTTATCGGTGCAGCAACAGTCATCTGCAGTGCACTCGCGATTTTGTCTGTCCCAATGCTCACAATCAGGACAGACAAAGTGAAAGCAGAAATCCTGGCATGCCTCCTGAAAATCGTCAGCCGTCATCCCGTTATCATCCGGATCAACGTATCCCCAAAGTTCGTTAGCGAGGAAGTCGCACTTTTCATGTGAAAACCAGTCGTACACGCTTCCTTCGTAGACGAGGGTGTCATATTTGTACCTTTCCCCCGGCTCTATGTACTGATTGCAGAATGAGCACACATGGCGCTTCCGGGCTTTTCTCCACTGCGATTTCAATATGTCAGGCATTGGCGTTCTCCTTATCCTCGAACCGTTTGAGGCGTTCGCGCAGCTCCGCGCATACCCACCCTGCGTGGTAGAGAAGTGCTAACACACCCTCCATGCTGCTGGTTCCGGCATATTGCCAATCCACCATTGCAAACATAACATCCTCATCAGACATAGTTTCCGGCACTTCGTCTGGTTGCATGAATTTGCGTATAAGCTTTCGTGTCAAATCAAGTAGGGTTATGTCTGCGCCGTGCTCCCCGTATCCGCGCACCCACGTTTCACCGTCTTTGGCATAGAACAGATTCAACGCCTGTTCTAAATTGCCTTGCGGAGTATCTGTCGTAAGTCTCATGTTGTTTTCCTTTCTCCGAAGCTGCAATAATCGTTATCTGATACCCCAACCGAGAAGTGTAAATACAGATTGCATACCCCGACGGCTGCGGAGTGATGCCGGCAGTCCTTGCAGCGGGTTGCCTTCACAACATCCGCCACCGGCGCGCTGCGTATGATCTTCTTCAACACAGACTTCGTGCTTGGGGTAATCCTCGGTGCGGAATCTACCGCCCGCTCCAATGCTTTGATTTCGTAGTATATATGCATGGTCAATCCTCCTTCTCGTTTATATATCTTAATTCTGCTCCACATCCAGGGCACACTAACGGCATATCTCCGCAGTCATCACACACCAATTCTGCCCCGCAGGCTTCGCACAGCAATTCTCCAAAGTCATTCATCTTCGCGGCGGCGTAGCGCCGGACAAAATGCAGCTCTGTGTGGTGGCTGTTCTCTCTGTTTGTCATGTCTCTTCTCCATTTCCAAGCATAAGCCGCCCGCTGGAATAGGCTTCGTACAATGTCGTGCCGCTGCGGTCTACCATGTAGGGGAGAAAACACTGCGCAGCATCAACAGTACAACTCTCCATGAGCGCCACCTGAGCAAGTACCCAGTCCCTTACGTTGCGCCACGCCGTGCGCGTGGCCTGCTCCTTGTCCGCTTTGATTTTCTGCCGGGTGAAGGCTTGTATCGTGCCCTCGACCGGGGCAGGGAGCTTGAAACCTATCTTGCCGCACGGCCCCATCATTCCGAATGATACCGCCTGCGGCTCGCCGTTATCGTAGTCAACCATGATCTGAAGTGCTCCCGCTCTCGCAAGAGCAGCCTGTATCTCCCCGAGAGATACAGACGCATCCACGTTGGATGTGTAGTTCTTTATTCCCATCGTGTCAGTTCCTCACTATCGTAAAATCGTTCTTGAGTATTCCGTTAGATAACACAAAGCAGTTGGTGCGTGGTTTGTTGAGCTCTCCGATTTCCGGGATTACGAAGTGGATCCGCTTCCGGAAGAGCATTATCTGATGTCCATAGTCAAGCGGTACGCCATCATTCAGAAACAGGAAAGGCAGGATCAACGCGAACGGCAAATTAAAATCCTTCAGGCGCTGGAGGACTTCTTTCTTGCGGCTGAACGGCGGGTTGCTGACGACAGCATTGCAGCCGGGCGGCGGCTCCGTTGCGAAGAAGTCGCTGCTCGTTGCCGTCACTGTGTGGCCGTACTCCCGCAGCACGTGCGGAAAGTGGCTCTCCTCTGTATCGAACGGACACCAGATATTCAGATCCGGGATGAGATTGTCTGCGATAATGCGGACGTCTTTCTCAAGCGTGAAGTATTCATCGCCGCGCACTGAGTTGATCGCCAGCACATCAGCGTTAATGTTGGTCACGGTCCAGTTCCTCCTCAATCTCGAACTGCCCCGGCAGAACGCCGTCCTCCATCCACCAGTGGAACACGTCAACGCCGGTAGTGCCCATCCTCCATGAGCCGTCTATCTTTCCGCGGCGCTGTCGCTCTGCGATCATGCGGTCAAACGCATTGATGTACATCTGTCTGTACTTGGGATATTGGGCAAACTCTCTATACCGTGCCTTGGCCGCCATCGGGCAACCGACACAGCCCACGCGGTGCCAGCCCTCGCAGTACAGTGGATTGCATTCGACGTGTTGATCTGCGAGGTAGTCCCACACATCGGATTCCTGCCAGTCGATGATAGGATTGCAGACACGCTTTCCCTTGAGCGTGCAGGTTTCGAAGAGCCGCCTATCTTCATCGTTATCATTGTTCAGCAGCAGGGTCTTCTTCCGGTCCGAGTGGAGGATTTCGAGACTGCTGCGGTTGTTCTTTCTCGCCGTGCTCTCCGCCCAGCGGACGCCCGTCACTATGAATCTGTCACGTCCAGTGGCCTCTTTAAGTACAGCGCAGCAGTATCGACCGAGTCGTGTCGGCGGCATGAGCTTAATGGGTATGAGCTTCCACATACTTGTGGGCTCGCCCTTATACGTGGGGTAATGGATCGTATAGCTAACGCCTTTGAGTTCGTATTCCTTGGCGCGCTTGCGGACGTGATAGGCCGTCTCAGGTGCGTCGGCGGTCGTGTGAGAGTGGACGATTTCAAACGGGATTCCGGCGTTCTCCGCGAGCTTGCAGATCACGGCGCTGTCCTTGCCGCCGCTGTCAGTCAGCAGCAGCGGACGGTGATACAGGCGCAGCGACATATCCGACGCCAGCCGCAGCCGCTCCATTGCAGTTTGTTCTTTGTCCATCTCGCGTTATACGATCTCGCCCGTCTCCGGATCTGTGTCGGGCTCGGTGTTCACCTGCTTGTCCACCTCGTTCAGCACCTGCGCCAGCGCGTGTGAAAGGAACAGACCGTGCCCGGAATCGTCGTCCCGGAATCTCATAGGCTCTATGATTGCCGTGACAAACATCCCGGATTTGCCGATCACATACCCGAAGTTCCGCCCGATTTTATGCCGGACAAACAGCTGCGTCCTATCATCATCTGCGAGCAGTGGCTTTGTGTACGCAGCGTCGAGGAATACTACATCGCCGTCCGCCGTGCTCCATGCGTCTACTGTCCTGCCGTAGTAAAGGAACCTGAGCAGCACGCTCGTAAGCTCTTTGTCTCCCTCTACATATTCGTCGAGCTCGTAGTTCGTCAGGGGGGTGTTGCAGACCTTGACTTTCTCTCTGGTCTTTTCGTCGAAGTCAAGGCAGACGCCCACGGTCTCTTCATCCATGAACGGCATACCGAGTGCGGGGAAAGCCGCGCCGAGGTCGCCGATTCATTGCGTGCCGCCCACCGGCGTGAGCGTTATTATCCCGCGCGCTTTGCACAGCTTGGCTATGTCTTTAAGCTTCATACGCTTCCTCCATATAGTCTGTGATGATCTTCGCCGCCTGCTCCCAGCCGTAAGCTACGGCAGCTGCATAGCCCTGCTCGCGCAAGTCGGCAAGCCATGTGTTCTGATTCTTCGTGGTGGTGTTCCCGTGCTGACGCTTCAGCTCTATGAACAGCCCGTGATAGCCGCCGCGGGCTACCGGCAGGCAGATGTCCGGCACGCCGGATTTCACGCCCTCGGCGCGGAAGCGCCCGGCCTCGGCCTTGCTCCGCTTCCCGCCGTTCGGGATGTGGAACATCAGGTTAAGTTCCGGGTACCAGTAAGTACGCATCTGCGCCCAGGAGAAAAGCGTAGCCTGTTCTACTCCCTCAGTAGGGCTGGGCATCTTCTTCCGGGCGCTCGCTGCTGTCATTGTTGTTTCCATATATCTGTTCCCTCCAGTCGCCCTTGTACTGTGCCCGCGTGTCGCGGCTGCGCACCGGAGCGCTGCGCTGCCGCTGACGCTGGATCACGTACCGGGGTATGAAACTGTACTGTGCTGCCGCGCGTCCGCAAAATGCGCAGCTGCTGTTGTCTACTTCGTGGGTCAGTTGATAATGTTTGGTATCAAATCTCCGGTAGTGGTCAGGGCAAAGGCTTATGTACTGCCGGAACACATCCTTCTTCTTAGTGCTCATCCTGTCTGTGTGAATGGCTTACGCCGTGGCTTCTTTCCGGTGCGCGGCTCGTACAGCATGCAGTCCGCAGGCTGGCGCTTGTCTGGGGGGTGCTGCGCCGCGCGGGTGTGGCCGGTCACAAGAGCATAGTCGCAGTTGTACCGCCGTATGCGTTATTGCTGGTGGCGCGGTACTTGCAGTTCTTATGCTTGCAGGAGCGCAGCTTAAACTCTTCCTGCTCCTGCTCCGCCGCTCTTTCTTCCTCCGGCATGCCTCTTCTCCTCCTCTCTGATCTTATTCTTGAGAGCCTTGACGCCGGCTACAAGGCCGTCATACTTGGCGCGCAGCTCCGCGTTCTCCTCGGCCATGTCGGCAAGCGCCTTGCAGAGCCGGTCATTCTCACGGCGCAGACGGTCGTTCTCAGCCTGAAGCTCTGCGTCGGTCATGGTGTAAATGGGCTTGTTCATCTGCGCCTCACTTTCTCGCCATCC